GTCGAATTATCAGATTTTAAGTTGTTTAATATTTTAGTAGCCTTAGAAGGAGTTTCTTTTAGTTTTTGTATAAGCGTCTCGGTTTTAGTTGCAGTTGTAACCTGAGTTCCTTGTGGCATATTAACCAGTTCAGGTCCTTGCTCTCCAACTATAGCCATACCTCCGCCGAAATTATTTGTTCCTTTTGCTAATAATGGGATTTCTGGAATGTCCGGGCCAAAACTTTTACCTCCAACTCCTGGTACCCAGTCGGGTATAGAGACATCAATCTTTCCAATGCCTGCAAGGGCTGTATTAATCAAACCTATAGTATTATTAATTGGAAGTTTAACTAAATCTCCAATTAAAGAGAATGAACCTCCGACTGCTTGAACAACTCCATCCCAGGCTTTTGACCAGTTGCCAGTAAATACTCCGCTTACAAAATCAACTAGTCCGTTAAAAGTGTCTTTTCCTGACTGATAAATGTCAGTGATTCCACTTATAAAAGCTTCAACTACCGGCAAGTTTTTAATTAAATTATAGAAAGCTCTTAACTTAGGTAATATTTTGTCCCAGTTTTTATAGACCAAATATCCGGCAGTAGCCAGAGCGCCTATCGCGATTGCTACAACTGCAGCTGGATTAGCTGACATTGCAAGATTAAGCGCGACCTGAGCTTTGCTTGCCGCCAAAGTAGAATATCGAGCTGCATTCATAGTTGTTTGAAAAGTACTATAAGCTTTAGAGATTGCTTGAACAATCATTCCGGCTTTTTGAGCAGCTGTCAAAGCAATTTGAGTAGTTTTATATGCTACCATTGCAGAAGTTATTCCAACGACAATTGGCTCTATTGCAGTCCAATTATTTTTTATGAAATTATAAGTTGCTCGGACAGGCTCCATAGCCGCTTTTGCTTGAGCTCCCATTTCTTTATAATTAGCAAGAATAAATTCTAACCCTTGATTAATATAGGGTAAAACTTTGTTACCAAAATTAATTTTCAATACATTAATTAACTGTCCAAAACGTTCTCTTAATGCTTTAGAAGTTTTAACTTTATCTTTGAAAGCTTCGTTGCTTGCTCCAACTGCTTGATACATAGCTTCTGTTTTAGTTGTAAAGTTTTCTGACTGAGCTCCAGTTAAAGCAATAACTGCATTTAATGCTTCAACTCGCCCAAACATTTTACTTAATTGTTCAGTAGATCCTCCAGTAGCCTTCTTTAAAAGGTCAAGTGTTCCCTGGAAACCCTTTGCTTTGATCATTGCTGCACCAGATTCATATCCTAAGCCATTCATAACTTCTTTCATAGCTGATGTTGGCTTTGTTAAAGCTGTGAAAACCCCTCTTAACTGAGTACTTACTTTTGCAGTATCACCAGTAACACCAGTTAGAGTGGACATAGCCCCGAAAACAGATTCCATATTGGCTCCCATCGCGCCAGCAAGAGGTACTACATCACCCATATTCTGTGCTAATTCTGGGAAACTTGTCTGACCTAATTTAACAGTCTGGAAACCTAAATCAGAAACTTTTTGAGCAGTCTCTGCACTTACATCTCCGTAACCTTTCATTGTGGCAGATAAAAACTTAACTACATTTTGAACATCCGCATTACCACCGCGAGCATTTTCTGCAGCCTTTTGAAAAATATCATAAGTATCAGCGCTTTCTCCTAATGCTGATATAGTTTCATATAGACCTCTGTTTAACTGTTCTGTAGAAAGACCAGTTGCAATTGCTGTTTGTTTAACCTGCTCACTATAATTACCTAACTTTTCTTTTACATTGCCATCCAGGAGAGTACCAACATCAGCCATTTGATCTTCAAATTCCATTGCTGCTTGAGTAGAGCTTTTTAAAGCGGTGACTATTGTTCTGGCACTAAAATATATTCCGGCAGCACCCAAAGCTCTTTTCATAGTTCTACCTAGTTTAGAATAAGCACTTTCTGTATAACCTGCACTTTTTCTAATATTTTTCATATTCTTCTGGACTTTAGAAAAAGATTTATGCATACTGGATTGAACTTTTGCACCCAAAAGAAAATGAGTTTGATAAGTGGTCCTACTTGCCATTATTAGTCACCGCCTTTATATCATCAGCTATATTGAAAAGTTCATCGATTTCTAAGTAATAATAAAAATCAACGCTGGTTGATGTTCTCAAACCTAAACTGACAGAAATTTTTCTTAACTTTTTTCCGTCAGTGGCTTTTATTCCTCTCCGTAGAAAAAATTCATTACCGCAGTCTTTACTTTAATAATATTTTTTGCACCTAATTGATCAAAAAATTCCAGCGGTAAATCTGTAACTCGGTTAGATACCAATCTTGCATAAGCAACACTGGCTTCTGGTTGAGAAGAAAAGTTACCATCTAAATTAAACTGTTTTTCTAATTCAATTAGATCACTGGTTTTTAGCTTTTCCAAACCAGTTAAATCAATTTTTTCTACAGTTTTATCTTCAAATTTGATTGGCTTACTTAACTCAATGATCAACGGATTATCTTTTTTCACTTCTTTAGACATTTAATTTACCTCCTATTATATTTGATCTCTTACTTTTTTAAGTATATCTTGACCATCAACAACATAAATGAAGTTTAATTTGTCATATTCTAAAACTTCTTCTCCATCAATAACTATTTTGATATACATTATTTCAAGAGTATTAGCAGTCTCAGATGGCTGGCCAACTCCCATAGTACCTAAATTAAGATTTTTAGGCACTACTTTCATAGTTATTTTCACTGGTTGATATTCAATAGTTCCAGCAGAAGAGTCATTAATCTGCTGAGACCCACGCAAGATTATAGTTTTGGCAGTAGGAGTCATCAGTTTTGTTGAGCGTCCGTTAACAGTTCTATACGGGATTTCTATTTCCATGCTGCTAAAATGTCCAGGTGTTGGACTTTCATATTCTCCCGCTATACCAGCTCCGGAAATTGTTTCTGACATTGCTTCAAAATTTGGTAACGTTACTTCGCCTGTGATACCAATCATTTTTTCGCCTTCATCATAAAGATTAAAGTTAACTACTTTTTCTGGAATAGGATTTACCACTATTATTCACCTCCAAGAGCTGCTTGCAGAGCATAAGGATCAAACTCTAGAATGTTTGTGATAGATCTAGCTGGTGGATATGGTGTCAAATACTGATGGAATACAATTTTTCCATCGATAATATCAGTCAATGGATTTTCATCCTGGTTAAATTCAATCTTAGCTCCAGCCAGCTGCTGTTTAGCTTTATAACCATTTGCTCTGATGTTTTCGCTATCCACAATATTTTCAACTAATCTTAAGTTAGTGGGATCATCGACTTTTTGGAAATATGTCCGAATGAATGTATTTCCCCACCAGTCAAACATTCTTCTAACAGATATGAATGCATCCTTAGGATCAGTAGTAGATGGATAAGCTCCAGTTCTATTACCCCAGGCTTTCCAACCATCCATATTAATAGCAGTTATAATACCATTGCTATTTAAAAGATTGGCCTGCACCTGATCTAGATATACTTCTTCTCCGTTTTCTAAAACAGTGGCTGTAATTTTAGCCTGCTTGTTAGATGGAGAAACAAAAGGAACGCCTTCGTTTTGATCATCAATAAAAGCCATTAGCGGTGCAATAAGAGCGCTAAAATAATAAGTTTTATCTCCAACCATAGCTTTTGGCCAGGCGACAATATTATTTTTATCAGTGTAGCTGTTATCATTCTTCCAGCCAGCTGCATCACTATAAGCTGCAGCTCCATCAACATCATTTGTATCAATATCAAGAACCGACTGACAGCTAAATGAACCGTTAATTCCTTTTGTTTTTGAAGTCATTGCAATACCTACAGATGGCATGTGACTCCAACCAGGGGCCAGAATAGTACCAGGTATTACTGATAATTGAGGAAATACCTGCTCAACATTTTCTAAACCTTTATATTTTCCAGTAGCAATATCATAACCACCAATCACATCATCTTTAGTTACTGCTGATGGATCTAGCTTTGTAAAACCTAAAGTTAGTGATGTTTCTCCGTCAGTTTCTATTTGACCACCTTCAACAACTTCCAGTACAACGAACCCATCATCATTAAAAGATAATTTATAATCATTATCTTTTACATAATCGGTTACTCCGTCTTCACTGCTGACAGAAAAGTTTTCATCTAACATTATTCCTTCTTCTTCAATTTCAATTTCATTATTTACAATTGCATAAACTTCATCGGTTACAGCTATATTATGTTCTGCGGGATCTAGAACATTAATCAGTACAATTGGTGCAACATTAAAGACTCTAAAAGATGCATCAATAGACTGGCATATAGTGTAATTTTCAAAGTCATCAGAATAGCCAACTTTACTTACTGCTTCAGCAAAGCTATAAGCAATAAGTGGTTTATTAACAGCACCCTGTGGATCTTCAACCAAGTTTACTGGTGCTGTACCTACAACAACCTGTATAGCACTGTCAACCTGTACAGGAGGTGTTAATGAAGTTGCCTGTTCTGTAATATATACACCGTGTTGATAAGCCATTTATTTCACTCCTTTATGAGTATAGATTTTCATTTGTTTGTAATACTTTTGCGACTTCCCAGTTAGTTTCTAAGGCACTATAAAAATAAGGGTAAGTTACATCATCGTTAGTCATCCATTTAACTGGATAATCAATAACATATTTGCTATCAAATAATTCTTTTTCTCTTAAATGTTGATATATTTTGTTTAAAATAATTATGCTGTCTTGATAACCTTGATTGTTTTCGTCTTCATCATAAACGCCAACCATGAAAAGAATATGGGCTGTATTAGCGGTATCTTTGCTTTGTTCTTCTCCATCGAGTAATATCACATTTACAAAAGGAAAAATATCGATATCTTTTTTCTTTTTCGGCAAATACTGCTTATAAAAATTAATATTCACTTTTTCATTATCTGTATTTAAAAATTTAGTACCTTCAAAGATTTTTGGAAGGACTTCATCAACTAAATGTTTTTGTAATAAAATAGGAACCATTATCTACCACGCTCCAGTACTCTTTTAACTTCATGATCAAGCCGCTTATAAAATGTCTCTTCTGCTCTGTCCTGTGCATAATCTGATATTTCATCGTTTGCAATCATTTGAGGTACGGCCGGGCCAGCCATTCTGGTAATAGGCAGCCTTTTTTCTCCAACCCTTTTAAATATTTTGTTGCCATTAATGTCAGTTACAAATGCATCTTTCAAATCTTTATAACCATCTCTTTTAATAGCAACTTTAAGCTGAGGTGGATTAGATGGCTTTGGCTTTCTGGGTTTATATCTGAACTTATCAAGCGGTACATGTTCACCCTCTGAAACTACTAAAGCCCCCAGGCTTGACCTGCGAGCTTTGATAGTTTCTATTGTTTTTTTAACATCACTTGATTTAATATGATATTCTTTGCGAGTTTTCTTAGCAGCATTAGATCTCATAGTAGATGCAGCTCTATTAAGAGCACGATATAAAACAATTGGCGTTTTACTCTTATATCTACCAAGAGTTTTTTCAATCTCTTTAACCATATTTGTTGAAATTTCTATCATGAGAAATTCGCCACCAATCCGATCAGATATGACCCTGTTTCCTCTTTTGAGTCCGCTACCTGGTATAAGTCGCCGTCGAAGCGGATATTCTCTCCAGGTAAAGGTTTATCCCCGAAATCTGCAGCCTTTACAATGAACATCATATCTGCACTATAAATTCCAGTAGGATCCTTAAACCCAGTCTGCCTATTTTTACCCCATTGCTCAATTAAATCATTATCAATAATTACATCCATTTCAGTCCCGTTTACGCTGTGAGTGGTTGCAAATTCATCAGTGTTCATAAATATATCAAGGTCAGATTGTAAGTAATCTTTTAATTTTGGCATAATATCACACCTTAATCAGTGATTACTTGATCAGGATCTAAATCAACATTCACTTCCCCTTCTTCAGGTGGTTCTTCCATTTCACCAATCTTTTCTTCCAGCGGGGATACAACCCCTTTTCTGTTCTTAGTTTCTCTTTCAAAATCAAGCATGTCGTAAAGCTCATCCAGATCATCAGTCTCAGAAATTAATCCCTCAACTTCTTCAACTGTAAAATCATCCGGTATAATTTCAATCTCTTTTTCTTTGCCTGGGCCATCAGATTTAGAGCTTTCTTTTTTTGAAACTGTTTCAACAATTTCTCCATAACCTTTAGCTGCAAGCTCTTTTTCTTTTTTCTTGCTTAAATCTTTGATTATGTCCTCTTTTTCTGTTGGTCCGTATACTTTTTTATTGTGTCTAACTTTATAATTAGTCACTTTAAACATTTAGTTACCTCCTTTAGTTAACTTCAAGCACATACCAGGAGTCTACATCTTTAGGAACTGGCAGCGGTCTTGATGTTAATCTAATTTTTCTTACATCATTATTTTTGTCATTCCAGATTTTAGGAACTTTTTCTCCTTCAATTGTTACAAAACCACTATCTTCTAATTGAGTTACAGCCCCGTAAAATCTACGATTCATTCCCTGAGAGCCCATTACTACAGTATTAGCAGGTATCATTGGCTGCTCATCCCCGTTGTCGTCTAAGAACCATTCATCATAGGTGTAAAGTTCAAGGTTTAACTCTTGAAGTTTACCTAAAAATGTTAGGCTTGGTGATTGAACAGAAGGTTCAATATTACCTAAATTCAATCTCATAGTATCTAATTTAGTTTTAGTGTCGGGGTGTGCAGCAAATAATTCCCATGCATTGTAACCCAGTACTGCAATTTTAGGAGCTCTACCAGTTTTTTGTATAATCTCCCTGCGTTTTTCTTTAAGATCTGCATAAGGAGTAGAGTTATCAGTGTCAGACCAAACATCAGTGCTTGTTAAAGCTTCTTTGTTGGTGAAACCATAATCGATTTGCTGTTCTGCCCCTTCGCTGGTAATTATAACTTTACCGTTTAACAGAACTTCTCGGCACATCCATTCTTCACGTCTGGTGATATATTCATCGAGCTCGATTAAATCATCAGCTATTAATTCTCTAGCTCTTTCCTCTGGAGATCTTTGACTATAAACTGATTCTCCCATTGCTCTATTTGTTATATCATCTTTAGACATAATTCTTTCAGGAGCAATTTTTGGTGGTGTATATGTCTCGGTTTTAAAGCCCTGGCGGTCCATAACTACCCCACCGATTCTAGGAGCAACGAATGGAGCCATTTTTCTTTTTCCTTTTTTGAAATCAACATCTACATTTTCTGTGATGAAAGTATCCACATCAGAAAAAAATGTATCTCTCAAGAAAGTTTGAGGAGACTTCATTATTTTTACTGCTTCTAAAAGTGTTCTAGTGTCATATAATTCAATACTCATTTTGTTCCCTCCAATTTAATTAATTATTTATTTTCTTTAAGAAAAATTCCAAGCTTTCTTAATTCAAGCTCGTGATCAGCTACAACATCATCTCCGCCGAAAATAAGTGCTGCAGAGTTAAACAAACCGCTTACATATGCTGTAGTTATAAAATCATCAGTTGCAGAGCCATCTCCGGTATCTACATTATCTGTCAAAATAGAATGAGGTTTTTCTGAGCCATCAGCTTTTGAATCATCTACCGGGACCGCAAGACCAGTTGCAGTAACAACACCTAAAACAGTACCTTTTTCAACAACCCCTTGATTTTTAGCAAGAGTAACTTCTGCTGATAAAATAGGTACAGCATTTCCGGCAATTAAATTATCATATTCAAAAGTTCCGATTTCACTGTTGAGGTTTTCCATTAGTTAAGCCCCCTTTTTTTATTAACAGTATCAGCTAAACTTTTAGCTTCTTTTGTTATTTTTTCTTTATTTTCAATGTCTTCTTTTTCTTCTGCGGCCATTGCCTTAACTTCATCAACACCAGACTCTTTGGTATCACGCTGAAC